CGCTTATCGAGGAAGGGACCCCGGAGGATCTCGCAATTGTAGAATTGATTAAAGGCTCCGACTATGAAGAGGTGAACGGTGATGAGGAGGTTACGGTTGGGGACGATGAGGGTGCGGACGTGGGTGCGATTGGGGTTATTGAGGTTCTTTGAGTATACTGGTGAGTTAGTGTGGATTACATAGACGACAGGGATGAGGTGGCTGCGGTACTTGCACGTGTCTCGGAGGGGCATCGAGAGGCGATGGATGCGAGAATATTGCGCGAGTTCGGCCCTTGTCCGATTATTGCGATAGATTTCAACGATGGTGCGTTTGATCCGACGCTTTTTCCCACCACGATCAATGGGGGGAAGTCATCGTTGCCGGTGTCTGGAACTCCATTGAAGTATAGCAATGGAAAGAGCGGAGGAACAATCTCCCCATACCAGGCACGTTATATATCGTCAAGGACAGCCCACCTTGACGGTGATGAGCGAGTGTTGGCTGCGCTCAGTTTACCCTTTATACACGAGGGGAGTGCCAACATCCCACCAAACGGAGCCGGGAGACTTAATCCACCTCTCGGCTCCACCTTCCAACCCGCACGCGAAAGGGAAGGGGACAACGAGTTCAGGCCGACGGAGATTGTTATTGATTCGAATGGTCAACCGAGACATGCGGGTGCGAGTATGCCTGAAGGGGAGTGGTTGAAGCGGTATAAGAAGCGTGCAGAGGAGAGTTTGTTCGTGTTCCTGAAGGGTGTGCTTGGACGCTTCTTTCTCACCGACCATTTCCATCGGGATGCGTGTCATTGGTTGCAGAAAGTGCCGCCGTTTCGGAAGCTGAAGTTGATGCCGCGTGAGCATGGAAAATGCTGTGACAAATACATGTTGACAAGGCAGTATAGTCGTGGTATTGTGTCTTCCACAGATAAAAATGGAAGAATAAAGGAGGATACAATGATCACACAACCGAACGGGATTAAGAGTGTTTATCGAGTCGTAACAACTTCTGGTCGCGAGTTTCTTTGTACAGGCAATCACCCTTTCCTTCGTTGGGAAAGCGATTGGGTAAGTATAGACGATGGTTTGAGTATTGGTGATTGGATCGGAGTTGTTAAAAAAGGTGTTTTTGGTAAGAAACATTCACCTCTTGAAGCTGCTGTTTGTGGCTGGATGGTAGCGGATGGCGATTTTGTTTCATCTCGCATGACAGCAAAAGACGGGAAAGAGCGAGATCTTTTTGCGTCCTTAGTAACAAAGTTGGGTTATAAGACGGTGGAATATGTGTATTCTGAACGTGCGGGGTTTGTTGCGGTTAAAAAAGCCAAAGATTTATGGGGTAGTTGGGGACTCTACGGTCATCGCTCCGCAGATAAATTCGCCCCGGACTTCGTATTGCAAGGAGATGAAGAGACTGTTCGGGCTTTTTTGTATGAATTGATTCGACACGATGGTACGAAAAGTGTAGTACGAAACACAACGGGGCGCGCGATAGAGTATACTACGATAAGTGAACGACTTGCATTCGATGTGCAACATCTCCTTATAAAATTCGGCCTTCATCCAAAATTGAGAAGAGAAACAGGAGTACGCATTAACGGTAAAGATTACAACGATTATAAATACTTCAGAATAAATTTTACTGATTATGCGGGAATTGTATACGAAGGTAAATTGGACCGTAGCGATAGGTGTGTTATCGATCAATTTCCTCCTCAATGGCGGGAGCGAATACCAAAAGGTGGTGTGTCGCTTCGATTAAAGCATGGTATTCGTGTTGATAATAAATACGCTTCAACAAGGAGGAAGGTGCGTAAAGTTGCGGAGATTATAAAAGACAGTTGGTTATTGGGGATGTGTGATAGCGACATTGGATGGGAATCCGTTGTAAAAATCGAATATTTAGGTGAGCGAGAAACTACGTCGGTGCAGACGGAGAACCATACTCTTACCTTCGGGGACATTATCACACACAATACTACAATTGTAAGTGGGGGGTTGCCGACGCATATTCTTATTCAACCAGCGGAGACTAATATATACTTCCCAGGACTCGAAGGGAGCGAATGTCGAATACTCATGGCGGGTGAGACTGCGAACATGGCGCAGAAGAATCTCCGCGTAGTGAAGAGTGTGTTTACGGAGAATCGTGTGTTTCGCGCATTCTGGCCTGATCGATGTTGGGAGAATGCGAGGGATAGTGCGCAGTGGAATAATGATGGGATAATTATACCGAGGAAGAATGAGTGGCCTGATCCGACTATTCGTGCGGTGGGTGTAGGGGGTGCGATTACTGGCGCGAGGCCGAATGTGATGATAAAGGATGATCTTGTGACGTTTGATGCTGCGCATTCGGAGGTGGTGATGACGGAGGCGATTGAGTGGCATAAGGCGAGTCGCGCACTCCTTGATAAGTATGAGATTGAGAGTGGATTGGAATCGCTGGAATTCATCATCGGGTGTTTAACAAAAGATTCAATGATTACGATGTCTGATGGAACTAAAAAGCGAATTTGCGATATTAAAGCTGGAGAATTTGTTTATGCTCCTGATGATAATGGAAATGGTGCTTGGAGAAAAAAAGTAAGCGCGGTTATACCCCAAGGTAAAGCTGAAACTTGGGCTATTTCGACAAATACACATGACCTGAAAGCGACAGGGAACCACCCGTTTTTAATTTCCGTCGGTAAATCTTCATTGGGGTGGAGAAGAGCAGATCAATTACAGATTGGTGATTTGATTGTTGCGCACAAATCGCTGTATTCTTACGATTGCGATACAGATTTTGAACCTGAATTTTGTTGGTTATTTGGTTTTATGTTAGGTGATGGTTGGGTTAATAATCGACCGAAAAAAGGTTACGTTTGTTTTTCACCTGGAATTGATGAAAAGTTGAACGAGCGAGTATTGAATGATTTAAAACAATATGTACCGTGTAATAAATTATCTTTGACGAAGGGTGGGTATTATAGAACGGACAGTGTTGCAGCGGCAAAGTTTTTTGTTGATTTGGGTTTTGAGGGGAGCGCGAAGACTAAACGTATACCTGATTGGGTTTATCGTCTTCCAAAGGAAAGCAAGATTCAATTTTTGCGTGGTTTTTGTGATGCGGATGGTGGTTGGCAAAACCATCAAACTTGGAGAGTTGAGATTTCCAACAAAGAATTATTGGAAGATCTTCGACATATTGCTTGTATTTGTGGTGTTCGAACTGGTCGGTTTTTGACGAGAGAACGTGTCGTACAACCACCGAATTCAAAGTATCCTATTCGTTCTATTTGTCATAGTGCAAGTTTTAATTTTAGTACAATTGAACGCACACAAAGCGTTAATAAAAATTTATACGGTGGTTTGAACGTTTGGAGAGACACTAAATTAGATGAGGATTTGAGATTTGAGCGTGTAGTCGATGTTGTTCGTACTGGTATTGTTGAAGAAGTGTGGGATTTGACGGTTGAAGATGAACACTCATTTTTTGCAAATGGTCTTGCTGTTCATAATACGCGTTGGAGTGTTTATGATCTCTATTCGGAGATAATTGACCATGACTCAAGTGTAGAGGTTAATGATGAGCGTTTTCACAGGATAATTCGAGACGGGGAGATACTATGGAAAGAGAAGTATTCACTCGCTGATATTGAGCAATTGCAGCGGGAACATAAGGCGAATTTTTACTTACTCTATCTAAACAATGCGTCCGATCCTGAGTTGACGGATTTTGACGCTTCTTTGATACGGGATTTTACCATTGTCGGTGGTCAGATTCTATTCGAGGAAGATGAGAGGGATATGATTTTACTTAAGAGGTATAATAAGGGTAAGATTAAAGATGCGGGTGAGAAGCCGTTGCCGAAGGTGGAGCGGGGAGAGCGGCTAACTGAGACAATCATGAACAGGATTGCGGAAGCAAGTGGTAGAGGGGTTAGGATTAGGGGAGTTTGATTATGAGCAATGATAATGTAGAGAGTATTGGGATAATTGACGATACAGGTGTGCGAAAAAATGTCATGGATATTTTGGAATTACTCAGGACTGATTCGCTTATTGCGATTGCACTTGTATGGAAGACTAAAGATGATAGGGTTAGAACTTTCCACAACGGAGATGATGATTTATTAAAGGGGCTGATGTTTCAAGCCCTTTATGATCTATCTGACAAAGGTGATGTTGAGTATATTGATTATGAAAAAAGGTTAGGAGAGGAGGATAACAATGAAGCATACACTGACCATAAAACCGGCGATTCATCCGAAGAATAGGAATAGATTGTGTGATTGGCTTACGAATTTAGGGTATAATATTCATGGATCGGGGCAACACCCTGCTGAGAGTGCTTGTAATATTGTATTTGAGTCTGGTGTTGATCCCCTTGACAAAGTTGAAGACAACGCAAACAAAGAAGATAATTGGGCCGGGAGAGCAAAAGGGATGATATGTGAGACGTGTATTTATTTCGTGGTTAAGACCGGCTCGATTGGTAGATGCAGGAGGTGCGCGCCGACGATGAAAGGTTGGCCGGTTATGTATAAGACGGATTGGTGCGGAGAGCATAAGATTGACGAAGGGAAGGTAGGTTAGCGAAGGATGCAACAATTACCCCTTGATAGTCTGGAGATCTACGCATACGCAGACCTCGCAGCGGGGAAGGACGCGAAGCGGAGAAGTAAGCGGCGCGCACGTCAATGTATTGTAGTAGGTGCGAGAGATTGGTTGATGCGTTGGTTCTGGATTCACATTTGGGCAGGCCGACTCACCGCAACCCAATTCAAGGAAAAGATACTCGACACACAGGAGAAGTTCAAGCCGCGCAGGTTCGGACTTGAAGCAAATGGTATGCAGGTTTTATTCGGCTCAATTATCCGTGAAGAAGCAAAGCAACGTGACATCGGCGGCGGTATTAAGATGTTCGGGGTGTATCAACCGAATAACGTGGATAAGAATTATCGGATTCGCACAGGAGTTGAGCCGATACTTGACGAAGGACGCTTCTTCCTTCAAGAGAAGGAGATCGATGCAAGGGCTGAGATTACCGGCTTCCCCACTGCGCAAACTAAAGATATTATCGATTCAATGGAAGCGTGCGTGAATAAAGTCGCACCGAGGAGAGTTGTAAAGCAATCAGAGGATATCGAGAGGGAGGAATATGCATCCTATTTACGCTCATCAGGGATGCCCGCGCACCGAATTAGCCAAGAGTTAGAGAAATATAAATCCGGTACGGACACGGGGGAATATTTGCATTAGTTCGATAAAGCCGGAACTCTTGACAATATCAACCCATTATGGTATGTGCAATTTATTCATTAACGATTAACCAACAACGCAACGAAAAAGGAGAAGAAGAATGTCTGGACAGTCAGCAGGGAAAGTATCATACACGGAGAAGAACAATCACAAACAAGGTCGATCCGGTGCAGGTACACCGAAGAAACCAGGACCGGCAAAGGGTCGGCGCGGGATCGTGAATCCTACGAAAAGCGGCGGTATCTTTCGGCCTACAAAGGGTAGGGGTTAGTTGAGAGCGACCTGCGTATGCATTTGCGTGGGTCGCTTTTTTATTGTTATCCAGCCGGATGTGAAAACAGGAGTATGAAGGATGGCTTATTGGTATGCAGTGATTTATGCGGATGGGTCTGCTGATTTGGATAGTCTCACCTTGGCACAAAAACAGTCGATCAGGGACCGGTATGTTTCGCAGGCTGTGCTTGACTCGCCGGAGTGGGCCGTCATGAGTGCGGCTGAACAGTGGGCATGGATAAAGGAGAATATTATTCCTGGATCACTCAAGCGGAAGATTGCAAAGTATGGCGTATTGCCGATTCTTTACCGTGAAACCTCTGGCTTTGAGATATTTCAAAGTTGGTGGAAGCTGGCGCAGGAGGAAACCAAATTCGTCTTTCTTGTTCATCTCGATTACGACTCCTCAATGGTGCCGATTAAAAACTGGCTCGATACGCAATCCGGTTTTCTATATTGGTTCGGACCTACGGCATGGGATGCATTCCGCAACCTCTGGAATGATAGAGGTACGCAGCCACAGAACGCAATCCTTCGCAAGGTGATTCGGTATCCGGTGGAAACAGAGACTACAGGGGATGAAACCGTTCCTGTTGGCCCCGGCTTGGGCGACGGTGGAACTACGATGGTGACAATCGGAGAAGCGGAAACGCTCGGCTATTCAATTGAGGAGTCGGTGCTTATCGCCAATAAGAATAAAGTATTACCATTGCGGGTTTACGGGTATTAATTATGGCGAAAATTGTAGATGTTACGTTTAATGACGATACGCTCACAGATTCAATGGGGAACCTCACAGCCGGTGCGCTTAAGCGTGTAAGTGATGCGACTTATCATGATTCAGACTTGCTTAAGCGGAGCTTCGGGAATCGAGAAAATGCCATAAATTTTAGCGAAGACGAGAACGGTGGTACGGAGTGGGACTATACTACTAATGTCACCTTCACTGCGTTGGTAGCAGATCCGGATGGTGGTACGACTGCTGTTAAATTTACTGGGTCCGGAGGGGCTGGAAAGACTCATTTTGCAGAAGCGGCTGCCAAATACGCATTGACCTCTGACAGTTATGCCGTAGCGTCTGCCTATGTGAAGATTGGAACCGCTTACGACCCCGATAATTGGATATATCTATGTGCTGGGGCGCAAGATGCTGGACAGACGCAAAGCGGTGCGTGGTTTCAACTTGAGGGGGCTGGTGATGTTGGAAACGGGACGGAAACGGGTTCCGCTGTCAATCCGGTGATAACAAGCGAAGGAGATAATTGGTATCGGGTGTCCTTTGCTTACGATGTTTTGACTACCGACGGACAGGTAGGCTTTATTTATGTTGCGTTTGCCGAGGCTGACGGAGACTCATCCATAGCGGCAAGCGCAGATACCTGGAATTTAATCGTCTATGGTCTTCAGCTTGAGGAACTCCCCTCCGGCAATACGATCGGGGATGAGCTTATTGCAGATCAAGTTGACCGAGATTTCTCTGGCGCATCCGATTGGACAAATACCGACATCAATGCCTACGATGAAACCGGTGACCTTACAATAACCGCCAGTGCAATAGGTCAATTCTGCACACTCGCAGCCGCAGAAGCAGTAATGGCTCAGAATAATTGGTATGTGCTTGAGTTTGACGTTGCTAATATTGCTAATACTTGGACGATATCCGACTTTGATGATGGTTTTGAAATTGGTGTAGTATCAGCGAATGGAACTGACAAGCAAATTATCTTCAAGTACACCGATGCTTCAACGGGTGGTCTAAGAATAACATCGGATCACGCTGCATCCAGTGCTGATTTTGACAACTTTTCATTGAAGCAAATCCCCGATGTAGCCCTTCTCTATCCCTCGACACTTGCCAACGTAGACGATGAGGCAGAAGGACATGCTACTCGTGATATATCCGCAATCCCCCGAATCGAGGACGGTTCTGCGCTTGCTGAGGGTGAAGCAGTTAATCTATTGGATTATTCGGAGGATTTTACGGAATGGACTGTTTCGGATGCTACGATTGAGAGCACGAGCTTCACCGGTCCTGATGGGGAGGCTTATACCACAGGGCATTTAAAGGAAAACAGCGATACGTCAACACATTATATAGTATACACAATCACGAGTGAACTCACAGACGATGCGGATCATACGGCTTCGATTTACGTGAAGAAACCATCAACTAATGGTAGGAGTTGGATCGCTCTATATATAAAAACAAAAGCAGGAACGTTAGGGGGTAGCTGGTTTAATATATCAAGTGGTGAATTAGGCACAAATTCCGGTTCAGATGACAGAGGTATTGAAACTGATCTTGAAGATAACGATTGGTATAGAATTTGGGTGACCGAGGATATAGGTTCGGCGGCAGGTGTTCCGCAAGTGATCCTTTATTTGGGAGATTCAGATACTGGTATAAGTTATGCAGGTGACAATGCATCGGGTGTTTATCTTTACGGCGCACAGCTTGAAGAATCCCCATCATACCCCACCTCATACATCCCCACATCCGGCTGCCCGACGATTCGGACGACTGAGGCGGGTTCAGCCACCACAGGGTATTCTTGGACGATGAGCGCTGCACTCAGAAACTCGATAGGAAATATTGCTGATTCGGAGTTCACTATGATTGTTGAGTGGACACCGAAGCATAGTTATACCGACCTATCAGGTTCAAATAGTGTTGTAATATCTGACTCAGACAAGCCCCTGTTTATAACTAACAATGCCGGTCTGCTTTATGGTTGGGATGGTAGCAGTAGTTCAACCGTTGATGCTGATTTTGTAAGGGATACAACCTACCTTTTCTTTCTACGAGCATTCGCCGACAACGGAGACTTCGATTTCGAGGTAGGGGAAAAACACGGTGGAGTGACGACTTGGGATGCAACTCCAGCAACATACGATGGTTCATTCAACCCGTCTAGTGTCATCCAACTCGCATACGGAAGCGAGTTCCCCATGCACATTGGCAGACTTATTTTCTATGATGAAGCATTGACACGGGCAGAAATCGAAGGAGAACCGTGGGCAACCGAAGGAGGTGGCTTTAGCCGCTTTCGTCTTGGTATGAATGTAAGTTAAACTATTTACAATTAAAAGAGGTAAATAATGGGAAACACGACAAAGATACAGAATCAATTCTTGCAAGTGAAAGGGCTTGACGCAGATTGGTCAACTCCCGGTGATCTCGCAGGTTTCGTAGAGAGTGGAATTATGGTAAAATCAATCACATTTCATCCATCCGGTGTTAATGACGTTATGATTATCAAGGAAGGTCAACCGGATGATACAACAACCGTACTCGCAGTCGCAAATACCACAACCGCACCGGAGTTATTCCACGTAAAATGTGCCGGTGATACAGATCAACGTATTCGATATTTCGGTGATCGAGGTCGGCGTATGTACCCCTTTATCGACATCAGTGATTGCACGCTTGCAACGGCGGCGAATGCTCGTGTTGAGTTTGAGCTTGCTTAATCGAAGACATTATGAATGATTCCTTTTGCAAGATGCATGAAGGACACGAGGAGCGCATCAAAACGCTTGAGGATTTCAGGGTAATCACGAGGGATGACATGAAAGAACAAAGGAAGCGAGTTGATGGTATTTTTACACGTTTAAATATAATGATCGGCAGTCTTGCGTTGTCTTGTGTTTTGTTATTACTCAACCTTATAGCTAAAGGTTTAGGGGGCTAAAGATGGCGCGATTCATAGAGAAACACAAAACACGGCAGACTTTAAAATTCGATGAAGGTCAAATGCGTGCTTTGAATGATTGGGTGTATAATGAAATTGAAGATTCGCTCTCATCTCGAAAACGCCTCGATGCAATTTGGCGTGAATGCTTAAAAATGTACAACGCAGTACCGAAGATTGGAACACGGAACATCCCGATACCAAACGCGCCGAATATCGAGGTTACGATAGGCGCAATCGCATCTGATACGATATACGCACAAGCTATCGATTTGATATTCAATATATCCCCTCTCGTTACCATCAGACCAAAACCGAAATATCGAGGCGACAAAGAAACAGTAGCGGACGCGAAAGCACTACAACGATTCGTTAATCATATAGCTACTTCGAATGACGCACGCCTGCGCCCCGCACTTGAAGATTCAATACTCGATGACGTACAACTCGGAACTGGTTTGGTATACACACCCTATATAGAGAAGACAAAGAAAACACGAGTATCGAAGGTATTAAGTGTCGGGCCGCGTTTCTACTCCGTCGCCCCCGAAGATATTATCGTTCCATCAGGTTCCTCGGACGATATAGACGCGATGCAATTTTTCGGACTCCGCTTTCACTACACCATGCAACAGATAGTCGATATGGCGAAAGCAAACAATTGGAACCTCGACGGAATCCAACCTCTCCACGCAAAGAATTGGGTCCGTACCACACGCGAGATACTTGGCAGGCAAACGGACCAACAACACATGCGCGGTACAATCGTAGACCTTATTCTATGTTATTGTTACTTCGACATAGACGGTGACGGAATCGATGAGGATCTTCTTGTGGTATGGAATCACTCCGGTCGGAAAGCGCTCGATATTAATTATGCGCCAAACGACCGTAGACCGGCAGAAGCAATGGTTTATCAGAAGCAGGCACACCTCTTCTACGGCCTCGGCGTTTTGCAGATGATGCAACCATATGAAGAGAAGTTATCTGATGTGCATAACTACGCAACCCTCAATATACTCCTCGCAAACTCTCGTGTATGGGTAGGTTCGGAGGGACTCCCCGAAACGATGAAAGTTTGGCCCGGTAAATATATATCCACCCCGAACCCACGTGAGGACATCCAAGCCCTCCAAATGGCGGACGTTTACAATTCAATATGGCAAGATCAAATGTTAACGATGCAACTCGCAAATCAACGGGTCGGAATCAACGAGATATCCCAACCTCAAAATATCCCCGGACGCACCCCAGGCATCACCGCAATGTCATTTATGCAGAAAGTAAACCAACGTTTTACACCCGCATTCGATTCGATAAAAGGTTGCGCTGCTTCTTCGCTTCAACAAGCGTGTTATCGATACGGGGAGAGGATACTCGCAGGCGACCAACGAGCAATTGTGTCAATTTACCAAATACTCGGATACGAAGACGGAAATCGCGTAATTGACGTACTAAAGCGCAACACCTTCGATGAGCATGTAGATCTTGAGATGACTGCCGCATCCGCGTCGATAAACAAAGAAGCAGACAGGCAGAATTCGATTATGCTCACAAACATCCTTGGTCAATATTACCAACGCACAATCGAATTAATCATGCTTGCATCGAATCCGCAAACTCCACCTGAAGTTGCACAAATCGCTCGAAAGGTCGCAGACTCAGCAGGAGAGATAATTGATCGCACACTTCGTACATTCGACCAAGTGCGCGACCCAGGCACATTCATTATCGATGTCGAAGATGAGCTAAATTCAATCGAAGCAACATCACAAGACCAACAAGCACTCGGACAACTTATTAATATGCTTGGAGGCGCACAAACACAACCTGCGGCACTTCCCGCACCAGGAGGTGAAGGAGGATGATTTGCATACTTATGAATATTCCACGAAGGAAGGTAAGTATAGAATAAACACACCGAAACCTCTCGAAGAGGAAGAGTGCATTATGATATCTCGTGAATTGTGCGGTGGGTCGAGTGAGGATAAAAAGGAGAATAAAAATGCGAAGGTGGATTGAACACTTGTTGACTAACGCATCTGCATATTCAGACTTCATTGATTGGGCTAAAGGTGCAGAGGATACCTTAAACGGGAAGATTGCGAAAGCGATACGCGGGGGTTCGGTAGAAAACGCAACCGGCATGGCGCATGAGATAAAAGTGTACGAGGAGATAAGAAAGAAAGTTGAAGCAGAGGTGCGTGAGCGCACTTCACAAGCAAACCACGAACAAGGAGGGAGTTAATTATGGTAGATCCTATTATCGATCCAGCGACAGGGAAGCCGAAGGAATCGGAAACAGACCCAAACGCAATCGAGACAGTCCCGAAAGCAGATTTCGACGTTCTCAAGCAGCGTCTTGATTCATTTGAAGCGGGTGCGCGTTCTACGCAACCTTCTCAACCGATACAACCTGCAACACCAACAGGTCCAACTATCGCAGATCAAATCGGTACGCTGAATACGCAGATAGACGCAATCGATACGAAGATAGATGAAGCAGTACAACAACAACAACCGATTGCGAAGTTGAACAAGGAGCGTGCAGGACTTGAGAGGCAAGTTACACGACTTCAGATAAAGAGCGAAGACATCGACCCCGCCATGTCAGCAGGCATCAATACAATCGATATGCTTTCCGATGAGATTACGAAAGGTAAGATGGATAAACTTTCAATCCCCGAAGTCAAGCAATCATATGATGCTGCACTCTCTCAACTTACCCCTGAACAACGCATGAATCCAAAGATGCGTGAAGCCGCTTACAATATGGCACTCGGCGCGAATATTGCAATTATAACAGAAGCAACGAAGGAAGCAACTCTTCGTAGTAATACACAAAACCAACTCGATCCATCGAATGCGAATAATGCACGCGAAGAAGGAAAAAAAGGAAACGGAACCACACCGAAACCGGAAGAGATTTTATCGAAAGAATCCATCTCGGCTATGTCTACTGTCGGAAAGACCCCCGATGAATACTACAAAGGTATGGGGTATGCAGGATGGAATGACTTTTGGGAAAAACGAGGCAAGGAATATTTCGGTGATGCAGCATAGATAAAGGAGGAATTATGCCAGAAGTTAAATTAGACTCATTCGGGTTGCCCCCAGCAGGACACGAGCAACGAGAAACTTTAATCAAGCGCACCGACAATCTCGAAGAACAAGCAGAGGAGCAATACGCAGACAGAGGAGCAATCCCACACGACCACGACGCTCTAAACCCTGAACGAAACAGGGAGATTCGAAGTGATATCTCGAAGTCGTATCTTGAAATCGGCACGAACCACCCGCTCTATATAACGAAGTGGGTGAATTACGTAAACTTACAAGGCACTATGGTATGGAGCGCGAAAGCGGACGGTTGGATTGTATCGAGTACCTCCGACTTCCCCGAAGCAGCGGAACTTACACGCGAAGACAATACAATTCGAATCGGTGACGTTCTACTCATGCATATTCCAAAAGACAAACACCTTCTGCTTGCGAAACGTGAGGAGAATAAACGCCTACGTCAACAATTCGGAGTCGAAGCGGATATACACGATCTCGCAGAAGCAACAAACCGAAAACAAGGACAAGAGGTTTTCAAGAACGTTGTCACTCCTGAGATAACCGGTGTATCCGATGATACGCTCAATAGAATGGAAGCGCATTCAACGCGTCAAAAAGCCGCTCGCAGCGTAGCCGCAAACTCCATCGGTAATCGTATGAAGAAAGGCACAATTCCTGGTGTTCCGATTCGTTGATAAGATTATGCTTGATTTTTTTATAAAAATATTATACAGCAATGAAAGGAGGTTATATGTGGCGTAAACTTTATTTCCAGAATGAAAAGTTCGAAGCAGGAATTCAAAACTGTCTTCGTTCTAATCTCACGTTCATTAATCCCGGTACAGGCTTAATCGAGGTAAATCAGAATGCGTCGATGGACTTTAACACAAACTGGCTTTTCTTCGGTCACACAACCTCTCTTCGAGATTGTTTCCTATGGCATAGTGTGATGTTTAATAACTTCGATCTCGTGCCGGAATATTGCAAACTCCGATGTTATAAAGTTGTGGTAAAGGTGAGAAACTTCCTCGAAGCGATGCAATTTTACAATGCAATACTTGCCGGTCCGATTATTTGCGGCGACCTCATGCCGATTCACGGTAAAGTTGGAGTCGATGAACGATTCTACTCAGACGGTCATTTTAATGGCTTCGTTTACTGTGACGGACTCGAAGACGCACTTGAACGTTATGCAACGGTACGGAAGATTGTCGATGAGCAAATACCAAACGGCAAAGATATCAACATTATCATAAAGCGCACCTGCACCGAATTCGAGCGAAAGTACGGCTCAACCAACCAAGAATTCTGGCAATCAATGTCGGAAGACGAACTTGACCTGCAACATCGAATTGAGGATATCTTCGGCACTCGGAAAGTCAGCGTAACGCAACCTGATTGGCTTAAAAATAAAATAATCACGAAGATGGTAAAGTGGGCAAATACATGCGGCGATAAATCATGGATAGACTTTTTCGATATCGATGACTTCATTACAATGAAAGCTGTAACATATCACGAAGGTAAACCAAAGGAGAATGCTATGATTGATGCTGGACCAACAAAGAAACCTAAAACGAAAAGTGTAAAAAGGAGATAAAAGATGGCTGCACAAGCAAAAATGAAAATGGTCCCAGGCGCAAAGTCAGGACTTAGTTCAACACCACTTGCGAGTTATCCGCAGAAAACTTCCGCCACGTTCATTGTCGGCGCACCAGTTAAGCTCGCTTCCAATGTGTTGGTCGCTTGCTCGCTGAACACAAGCAGCGGTGCTTCGAGTAATACGGACTTTGTAAAGAAAAGCAGCGTTAATCTTATCGTCGGTATTGCGCAAGGGAAGGCGGTTGCATCAGTTACGACAAACATCGCTGTAGCTGAACTTCGAGAGGGCGTAACTCTCATCGGGAATTTGGTACACTCTACCGCATCATCTGCGAAGGTAAGCAAGGTCGGTTCAACTGTGTATCTCGGTAAAGATGGTTCATCCGATACTCACTACGGTTGGTCACTTTCCGCTCCCGGCGCATCGTCAACCGCATACGTTGCAGGCGTGATTGATTTACTCGTAGACCCTGCTTCAACTGTTAATGGTCGCGTTCAAGCACGCATCACTGTCGGTGGTTTGTTAACCGGTTTATAATAATAATTAAGGAGAGGTAAAAATGATTACAAGAGGTTCAATTAGCGAATTACTCGCACCTGATCTTCGGGAAGTATACGTTGAAACAGGAAAAGAAAGACCAAAGGAGTATCCACTCGTATTCAACGTCGAAAACATGGAGTGGAACCCTGTTAGCGACTTCCAAGTATCCGGTCTTGGTTCCATGCCTGAGAAGACTGAAGGCTCGCAATTCACCTTCGATGAAATCATCACCGGCGGAACAAAGGCATACACTGCAACCCCATACGGACTCGCAGTCGAAATTACCTGGGAAGCGTGGAGAGATGAACTCTACGGTGTGATGCAGGAAATGGTACGTTGTCTCTCTCGTGCAGGTCGCAACCGGGAAGAAGTCGCCGCATGGTCGGTATTCAATAACTCGTTCTCGACTTCATATGTCGGCTTCACTTCATCCGAAGCACTATGCAGTACCGCACATACCGGACTTGATGGAGAGAGTCGTGCAAATCGACCTTCACCTGATATCGGTTTCTCGATCACGGGTATTCAAAACTCAATCACCCGCTTCGAAGATCAAACCGATGAGCGGAATTTGCCGCGCTTAATGGCACCCGTTATGGCTATTGTCACGAGTGCGAACAAGTTCATCGCACGCGAAATCTTCGGTTCATCCGGTAAGCCATACAAAGCGGATAACGAGATCAACGCGCTCGTTGATGAAGATCTATCGTTCATGGTTGCTCACTACATCACCACTTCAACCTACTGGTGGTTGATGGCAGGCAAAGGCCAACATGACCTTAATTTCTTCTGGCGAGATTCACCGATCTTCGATATGTTCGATGATCCATTAACCAAGAACGCAGTAGCGACCGCATACCAACGCCATACGCAAGGTTATGGGAGTTGGAGGGGTATAGATGGGTCGTCGGGTTAACCAATAACTCTTTTGCGCGAAACCTTTTTACGAGGGTGTATCGTCTCGCGCCACAACAGTTTACCTTTGCCGAATCCTCGTATCGGTGAACCGAAAGGGAAAGGTATAAGGAGAAAGTAAACATGACAACCCATAGCGACATGGTATACGCACTCGGCGGAGTACCGGTTCTTGGCGACTTTCCATTCACAACCGGTTCCGTGTTTTTCGTTCATAATAGTACAGGCTCAGATAACGCGAATCAAAATCAAGGGAAGGTTCCGAGTAAACCATATAAAACCCTTGATTATGCTGTAGGTAAGTGTACTGCAAGCAAAGGTGATGTTATTGTGCTTATGCCGGGACATGCGGAGAATATTATCGCGGCGGCAGGCGCAAATTTCGATGTAGCAGGTGTTACAGTAATCGGCATTGGTAAGGGAGCCGATATGCCAAAACTTACCTTTACCACCGCAACCACGGCAGACATTGACATTGGTGCAGCTTCAATCACAATCAAGAATGTCAAGTTTTCCTGCGGAGTACTCAACCTCACAGCACCCATCGATGTAAACGCCGCAGACTTCACAATGCAAGATTGCATCACAATGAATAACGATTCGACAATGTATTGTGATGATTGGATCGTTATCGATGGTAACGCAGATCGTACGTCTGTCCTTAATCATACTCACGTTGGTAATACAGGTGGTGCTGTGACAGCGGGTGGAATTTCATTATGTCGAATTCGCGGAGGGCCAGAAAACGTTCGAATCACGTTAAAAGAGGTCGATAGTAACTTTTCAACCGCAGTTGTCAACAATGACTCCACTGCGCTTGATTCTTTGTATGTTTACGGTTCAACGCCGAGTGCATACGTTCGAAACAGGCACGCAACCGGCATAATCGCAACAGCACAAACAACCACAAAAGGACATTACGGACCGAACCTTAATATCCGCTCCGTGTCCAACGATGCAGGCTCAATCATGGTTGGAGCCGATATGGAGTTTTTCGCTCCTATCTCAATCGTCAACGACGATGGTGAGCGTTCAATGGAATATTCCGGTACGCAGTCAACGAGTTAATCGTATGACCGAAAAAGGCAAACTGGCTATGCTTGGTTGTGCGAAGGATACACTCAGCGCAGCCAAGCCAATAGTCGATGCAGGTGAGCATGAACTTTGGGGGCTTAACAACCTCATGGTTTATTATAAGAAGATATGGGAAAAGGCATCACGTTGGTTCGATGTGCACCATCCCGATTACATAACAGAGGTATCGAAAAACGGCTACGCTTCCGCTCATTTATACCCCACAGCAACCTGTCCTATTTATATGTATCAGGACATACCCGAAATACCAACCTGCGTTCGTTACCCTGCTGAGGAGGTATGCTCTTTTTATAGCAAGGACATCGGCTTCTTCACTTCAACGGCATCTCTCATGTTGGCACTTGCAATAATGGAAAACAGACACACCGAAATACATATGTACGGAATTGAAATGTCCACGAAGGATGAGTACACAACTCAACGTCCTGCTTTTTATTATCTCATCGGTATTGCTGAGATGCGCGGTATCCGCTTATTCACCCCTGCGCACTCAAAATTAATGAACAGCATGATGAAGCCCTATTTCGGCATGAACGGCACACTATGAATGATATCGACAAACCAACATTCGAGGAACGCATAGAAAACATCCAAGAGATGCTATCCCTGTGCCACCTTGAGTATGCAGACAATTCACGATTGCGTAATTTATTATTACAAATCGCTCTCAGTGTTTCACGTTTGCAAACGGACAAAAAATCCCCAAGCATCCAAAAACTCCAAATTGATTGGAACGGACGCACATTCGATCTCGGCAATGGACGCACACTCCGACAAGTAGCGGAGGAAATCTGCAAGCAAATAGTAATCGATGCTGATGGTCTTACGAGTAAACGTTACGAAACAGCAGCATTGCTTGGTTGTTCACCAACGACATTACTTAAATACGTGAAAGAATCGGAAGGATAGATAATGGACTTACTAAAAGCATCTACAAAAAGATTAGCAACTTTGATATTCAACGGCAACTTACAAATCGATGAACTTCCGAGATCTCGACGCGAGGAAGTTGAAGCGGTTGTAACTATTTTCGCGGCCGAGAAGGAAGAACGCGAAAGGATAGAGAAAGAACGACTTGCAAGAGAACTACGTGAGCGTAAGCGTAAAAAGAAGGGATCGGTGAGACATGGCAAAAGATAAACCTACAAGCCCATTCAAACTCGCACTCGCCGCACGTCGAGGCGACCTTCCACCTGAATCTTTAAGTGGAGCAGCGAAGCGTTTATACAACGATAACACACTCACACAGGAAGCATTGGGTGATTATGCAAGGGAGAAACCAAAACCCGCTTCGAAGCAATTTGTAAAACAGCACAGCACCTTTAAATATTAAGGTATTATAACATGCCTACCGTAACTGAATTAACACGCGACATCCTCTCCTCTATAGCAACCGATGTAGGCGGCATCGCCTGCGCGAAGTGGATAGACAACCGCTACAAAGAAATGGTGAGTAAGGTGCGTTTCCGACACCTTCGCAAGGTTGGCGAGCTTGCACTCCCCGCAATTATTGACACCGGAACAGTCACAACCACTCGCGCTTCCACTGCGGTCGCAGGTGCATCGACCACCTTCGAAACCGATATGAGCGCAGGCGCGCAAGAATATTACTATTTCAAAGTCCAATCCGCCTGGAATAAGATTGCATCCGTCACAGATGAGACAAACCTCGTTCTATCGACCGGTTTCGGGGAAGCGGCGGCGGCGGCAGCGTCCTACGTGATTGTCAAACGCCACCACCCGCTCGCATCCGACGCACGTTGGGTCGGAGACTTCTACTTCACGCGCCTCCGTAAACAATTAACCGAAGTTCCTCTTGAAGCAATCGGCATACAAGCCCCAGGCAGGAGTCTAACCGGGAATATCCCCCACCTCGTCGCGCAGGTAGGAGTCGATTCGAACGGATACCCAATGTATGAAATATATCCTCCTCCTCTTTTGAGCGAGGTAGTACATTATATCTATTGGGCGTTGCCTACTTCACTCTCACTCAGCACGTCAATCCCACTCGTAATCGACCCATACACACTCAAAGAGGGAGTGCTTGTCGATCTCTATCGATATCTTAAAGCAACGGAATTAAAGAAAGGCAACATCGAAGCAGCAGCAGTATATCGAAATGATGAACGCGCACAGGGTACAATTTGGAAGAGAGCAATCCAAGATGCAAAGCGCACTTCTCGCGGCTCGGACGATTTAACCTTCATTCTCGAAATGTATCCTGGTTTCAGTAGCTATCACGACCAACGAACCGCACGAGATTACATACACGACAATTGGAGTCGATAGGTGAATACATCATCCACTGTGAAGCGTGTGGTTTTATTGTACGTAAATGGCTAAAGCCTCGAAGGTTTCAATGTCCTTATTGTAATGCAACTTGTAAGATAAAAAGAGTTAAAGAATGTCACGAACTTACTCAACAACCGTAGACCTCCTTCAGCAACGAGTCAGACAATCCGGCAACGTCGGCATCACTCAAGACCTCGCTTGCCAAGTATTCGGTATGTGCGAACGACTCGCAAACACCTATCTTCGTCGCGTAACCGCAACCTCTACATTCAGCACATCCGCAGTTACACTCATCTACGATTACCGCGCAACTCTCACTACTGCAATCGATATTCTCGAAATCACGGAATCAAACCGCCCGCTTCTAAAATGCGACACCCTCCACGAATTAAACGCACTCGACCCTGATTGGTTCCGAAAAATAGACGGTACACGCTTCGAAGCATTCTGCCAACTCGGACGCGACTTTCTCATAATCTATCCCGCGAAAGCAGCAGGAGGCACTAACGATTTATCAATCACGTACACGAAACTCGTCACCGCATACGCTGATCACTCCGCACTCACAACCGAAACCCTAACGCTTCCTGATGAAGACGCAGACCTTGCAGTCGCCCTCGCTGAACTCGTGCTGCTTTCGCGTTTTCGCAGCCACAATGATATTAAGATTCGAATCGCTTCACTCGCTAAACAATTTGGAATAGTAACGAGGGAATGATGCGTATAATTGAAAAAATTAAATATGCTTTAGCGTTCATTATTGCAACCTTCGGGATTTTGTTTCTATCGCTCGTTTTATTTCTTGATTTATTACTACGACGTAAAAAGTGGAGATAAATGAATACAATACAATTAAAGAAAAGACCTCGATGGAAGCGTGTATTGCTCGCATATCCTTTTTTTCTTTCTGTATTGCGTATAGGTGTCAGCAATATACCTTTTTATCGTCGTTTTAAAGTTGCAAGAATGTCAGTAATCAATTATATAAGGTTATAAATAATGGCCTGGCCCTCAACAAAATTCACCTCCGCAACTCTCCGCACCCTTGCAGGCTCTCTCTGTGTGGATCTTGATGACTCTACTACACTCGCGCAATATTATACCGATGTAATCGAAATGCTCGGTAAGCTACCCTCACCGCCATTTATCGAACGCGCATTCCAAAAGGTAACAAGCGGTACTGCAACCTACGACTCCAATGCAATAGAAGACGGCGCAGGCAACGGAGTAACGACACTCATTCGCATAATCTACCTATTCCTCGAAGACACCGCACTCATCCGCGATCTTTCCTCGAACATCGAGGGATACTCCGAAGATTGGGAAGCAGACTCCGGCACTCCCGTAGCATACACAACCGATCACGTTACGCAAGACTCCGCAGACCGCTTTATCCAACTCTACCCTAACCCCGATACAACCGGAGATGCAATCGCCGCGGTAGATTGGGGCGCAAACTATCCGGAAGGTGATCTCGCATACCTATTCTCAGAACTTCGCACCACCGACATCGAAGACTACTTCGCGCTTCCTATTATCTTCGATCTACTGTCGCTCGAATTCTCATATCCATCCGACCACCAGGATTTACAATACGCGGAAACGTGTCGAATGCTCGCGGATTTCTTCTACTCACTTTCGGGGGTTAAATAATGCCAATCGAAAAATGGTATCAAATAGAATCACCTGTCGAGGATGAAGAACTAATACACTACACTGAATCTCTCAACGTAATATTCCTCGATATCTCTCAGCGACTTGGCTCATTCAGTGTTGAAGATGATTTCGATACTATCTCTACGGTGAATCTCCACCTCTCAGGCACACTCGAAGTTGACGGTGCTACCACACTTACCGGCGCAGTCACTATGGCAGCAGGTTTGACTGTAACGGGAAACATCGCAGTATCCGGCACCGTAGACGGAGTAGACATCGCAGCATTGAAAACATCATACGACGCACACCTTCATGATGGCGACACACTTCAACTCGATGCTGTAAACTCCAATGGTGGAACTTTCGCATTCGATACAACAGGCGCGATTACGTTCAATCAACCGATTTATCTTACCTCAGAAGCGGCTTTTGAAGAAAATGCGAATCTCGTTTACGATCCTGCTAACGACCCTGCAAACCCTTTGCTTCGAGCAGTCCAAAAGTCAACAGAACTCTATCCACCTATATGGGTACAAAAAGAATTCAAGAATACAACAGCTAATCATTATGTTGGTGCGGCATTTTTTGGAACGTACAAAACAGGCGCAGGTTCACACGTTTCTGGTCTTCAAGGACATATGGTACAAGAAGCTGCGAGCGGACATGCAATTGCAATTCATGGAAGAGGGTATAAAGAAGGTGCTGGACCGGTTTGGGGTATGTGGGCATATGCAAAACGTGTATCCGGTGGTGCAGCAGGGAATATGTTTGGAATTGAAGTCACACTCGAACCGGATGTCGATTTATCTGAGTCTGGTGGTGATATTCTTAGTGGAACAGATGATATTGGAATGGTTGTTACAACTGAGAGTGCGTCATACCCCGCAAAAGCGGCATACGTAATTAGCCAATCAGACGGTCAAATAACAAAAGGTTTTTATAATGGGTTATTATTTAATACGGCGGCAATTGTAGCTGCTGGCGTTGGCATTAATCTCGTTTCGGCTGTTCCAACTTACGGTATTAAATTTGGTGGCATTACATCAGGTGGAGCACACCTTTATCGTGCCGGTGAACTTCGAACAAAGACAACCAGTTATAATATCACTATTTATACAAGTAACACTTGTATTTGGAGAACATCAGATGATACCAACGATAAAATGATACTTGACGCATCGGGGCATCTTTGGATCGATGGAATTTTAAAAGGCGATTATGGTGGCGCGAAGAAAGGTGGCGCATTAAACACTCGTGCCGGTAATAATGCTTTTAATGCAGATTGGGATGGAAATGACGATCTAACCCTTTATGTTGATGATACTGCTATATGTCACTGGAACACTGGAACAGCGGATTGGCAAGCAGGAGGACCATAAGAAAAGGGGGAAAACAAGATGGAAGAAAAAGAGGTAAACCTATTTACAATTATCGGTCAATTATACGTGAACAACGTTGTTGCCCAACAAAATGTTGCTGACCTTGAAAGTAAAATAGAAAAAATAACCAAAGCGAAGAATTCGGACAAAAAAGATGAGACACAGAATAAAACAACTTGATCGCGGCCTGCACTTATCAACCCCACTCGAACTAACCCCTCCCGGATACCTGCGCCGCGCAAAAAGCATAGGCCCGCTCTCCACCGCTTCGGTCAAATCCCGCGACGGTTCCGCACTCATATTCGCGCAAACTTGCCACTCCGCGTCCTACTTCATCGACCATTGGGTATCTGGTTATTCCACCTCAATCGCAATCGGCAACGGTTGGATTAACTCAGCCCAAGACGGTTCACGCCTCTCGATGACCCCAATGCCACCAACCGCAGGCATAAAGGATCAATTATTCATATGCGGCGGAGCAGAACTCGTAAAGATCGACTCCGGCGATACCTCAATCGTTGAATCCTCCGTATACCAATGGGATGCATCCGGCTCAGGCACAAACGAATACTACCTTCAAATAGTCGGCGGCGGCAATCCAAACATAGCAAAATTCGGCAACCCTCGCTACATCCTCGAAGACAGCACAGCAATGACATACGGTACAATCGGCACACTCACCGCAGGCGAATGGGTATGGGGAGATAACGACGCACTCGGCTACGACACAATCTACGTCCGACTCACCGACAACGTAGACCCAGACGGAAAAGCAAGCGCATATCTCCAAGCAGGCTACGTATCAGATTGGGGAATTGAACCCCCTTCAGTCGGTCCCGCTCTCGCAGACGGCGGTGCCTCCGGTCAACTTGACGACGGTGGGGCATACAAATATCGCTTAACATACTATAATTCAAAAACCGGCACACGCTCCAACCCCTCCCCCACCGCAGACGTATATTCCCTCCTTGCACACTTAGACGGAGCAGACTCCGGCACAACCTTCACCGAATCTGGAAACTTCCTCGCAATAAATGGCAACGCAACCGCAGTCGGCAACGCACACACGGACACAACAGTAAAGAAATTCGGAACCGCTTCCCTTCAATGCGACGGAACCGGAGACTGCATCTATTGGGCAGACCAAACCTTCCTCTCACCCGATAGCGAAAAATTCTCAATCGATTGGTGGAGTCGATTCGACGACGTAACCACCGGAGATATCCACAGCCAATTCTCAAAATACGACGACGCAAACAATTACTTCATGGTCCGCATAGTAACCGGTGGCGCAGACGCAGTTGAGGTATACTACCGAAATAACAGCGTACTCGAAATAGGCCATTACATCGCAGGCATAACAATCGCAGTCGATACATTCTACCACTTCGCACTCATCCGTGGTTGGGGCGGCGATGAAAACAAAATGGCATTCACACAAGATGGAACCGCACTCCTCACATGGGACTATTCCGGCTCAATAAGCAACGATGGATCATTCATCATAGGCGCAGACCAGGCAGCAGGCTCGAACTCCCACAAAGGTTACATAGACGAATTTCGCTTCCTTAAAGGTGCAACCATCGCTACCGAAACGTTCGCAGTCCCAACAGTCGCATCCTCGCTCCCTTCAATTACACTCACAGCGGGACAGACAAAGTGCGCACTCTCAGATATCCCACAATCGAACGACACCCAAGTAGACTCAATAGAAATATGGCGCACCGCAGGCAGCGGCAGTGCATACTTCCGCACAGCAGTCCTCCCCGACGGAACCACCACTTACACCGACAACGTAAGCGACGACGATCAAGAGTCAACAGAACTCCCCACCGACAACATCAAACCCTATTCATGGTTCGAAGACGCTCTCTACCACAACGCATCCGCATTTTGGATCACACGCACACAAGACGGTCAAAAGGGCCGCGTATACTATTCTCCAATTGGACGATGCGAATCAGTAGCAGGCTTCATAAACGTAACAAACGACGATGACCCTCTGCAAAAACTCGTCTACTGGGCAGGTATGTTGCTCGTATTTTCCACCTCCGGCATATTCCAAATACTTGGAGAGAATCCTTATAAACCACGCAGAATAGCAGGCATCCCCGGCACTACCGCTCCACACACAGTAACCGCAACACCTTTAGGAATAATATATGAATCCGCAAGCGGAATTAGAGTATTTCGTGGAGGTACAAAGAGCGACCCACTTTACTACGACGCAATCAAACCCATTTTTCGCGGGCTCTCAGCAGGCGCACTCACTTCGTTCACTGGTGTGGTTGCTACGTATGCACGCAATGAGTATCTCATCTCCGACAACACCCAATCACTCGCAGTCGATCTAACCAACGGACGGTGGCGAAATCTCGGAGTCGGTGCAAATTGCCTCGCATACAGCGAAGAATCAAATCAGATTGCATTCGGTAAAACCTCCCAACTCCTCGATTGGGAAAAGGAAGGGGAAAATGACGACAACGGAACCGACATCGCATTCGAAATCGAAGTACCCGCACCCTTAAACGAAGCCGAAGTTGACCTCGTTTGTCAACGTGTTGTGGTCGACGCAGACACAGGAAACGAATCCTTGACCGCAACGCTTGTATACGACAGCAGTACAGTTAGCCTTGGCACAGTCCAGCACAACGGTCGCCTCCAAACAGAACTCCCCGCAGGTAAAATCGGCTCGGTATTCTCCCTTCGACTCGCAGGCAATCTCAATGCATCCGCGCAGTGCGTAGAAGTATACGAAGTAGCATTCGATATCTATAACCCGACAAAGGGTGAATAATGCAAAACGCAAACGAAATATTCACGCGCTACAAGGATCAATTCGATAAACTCGGCGCACGCTTATACGCATCCCTGGAATGGGAAGATAACATACTACTTCGATGGTGGTTCACCTTACAAGAAACCGGAGACATGGAAAAGTTAATAACCCCCGATTCTCGCAGGCTCCCACGCTTCCTTGAACTCTTCGCTTCCCCGACCGGACTCCTTTACACCCTCACACCTGAAAACGAAATATCCTGCGCCTCCTGGTTCACTCCGGTAGATCAATCCGCAACTTACCAAGCAGCATATTCGGGACTTTACATAAAAAATCGACAATCACGAGAGAGTTACTATTTCACGCACTTCGCTTATTCCCTCGCATTCGAGTTCTACTCCGCAATAATCGGAACCACATGGCAACCGGATCTTCTTGACATTCACACGAAACTCGGATACAAAATAGTCGGTTGCATCCCGAACCTATACGATCAACCATTTTGCTACATCGTACACTTAACGAAAGAAGACTTCGAGCAATCCTATTTCGCTCGAATAGCGCAAAGGAGAACATAATCATGTCAATAGGAGCAGCAGGAGCAAGAGGCGGAAAAGGAACGTCAAGCGTAGACAGCCCCGCAGCGAACACACTTGCAGGACTCGCAGAACAGTTCGCAACCGAGACAACCGGCGCACGAACCGGACTCCTCGACGCAATGCAGGAAGTATTAACTTCCGGTGGTTCGAGTATTCCAATCGTATCACAGGCAGTCGAATCATCCAAACAAGCAGCGTCACGCGCAACCACCCAAACCACCGAAGATCTCGCACGCGGCGACATGCTCGGCACACCATTCGGAGAAGCAATACTCGCATCAACGCGTCAACAGGGCGAACAAAGCGCAACACAGGCAGGTCAACAACTCGCACAGCAAATATTCGCTATGATACCGAATTTTATTCTTGGTCAAGGACAAACGGCACTCGGCGGTCTTGCTGGTGCGATCCCAGGCATGAGCAAAACGAAGGAAACCGCAATTACGGCAGGCGCAGGTAAATAAAGGATAACAAAATGTCACTATTACAAACACTTATGTCTCAAGCACTTCCATCGTCTTCGAAAGGTATAAGCGAGGAGGATAAAATCGCAAAGGAAGGTCGCACTGCTTACCGTAAATTAATGGAAGCCGCTGTAAAAGAAGGCAACCAAAAACAGATCGCTGCACTCGCAAAGAATGCCCCCGAAGGTGTGGACGCTTCACTATATACTTCAATAGCAGGAATGCGCACTCCCGAACAGCAAGCAAAAGCAGCTTTTGATATCGAAATGGCAAATCAAATTCAAACATTAATCGGAGGCGGCACACCCACCCCAACTCAAACCCCGCAACAGGTTCCCCCTGGACAGCCGGTACAAACCCAAACACAAGCGACTCCGCAAACAACGACCGACGCACCGACGGAGGAACCTGTTGCGACTTCAACTGCGCCACCGCTAATCACACGTGATTTTGTAAAGCGTGCAGCACTAAAGAAGTTCTCCGGCATTGACCCCGGCGCAAACTATTTCCAGACCCCCGCGTGGTTTCAAACATTCGGTGAGAAAGTCAACGCAGGCACCCCGGTTAGCCAAGCAGTCCACGAAACTGCAGTACAATACAATTTCATCCCCGATGGTGCATCAAGCTTAAAGGGCTTAGACGAAGGTGAGCGCGAAGTGTTATTCGAGCGCGAATTCTCTCGCTCCTTCAATGACCCTATCCTAATCGACGTAATAAACAAAGCACACCCGAAGATGAAAGATAACGGACAAACCCGCGCAGGTTACATTCTCGAAGCAATGGCAGCAAAGGACGGTTTCATCCCCGACCACTACCAACCAATTCTTGATCGCTTCCGCGACCTTGAAGACAAAGACTTCATCTCAGACGAAATGAAAACTGTTATATGGGAAACAAAAGGAAAACCCCCAAATTTGATCGAGCCTGAAGATATTTCGGATGCTCGTGTTATTATGGAGAACCGCGCAATTAATAAAATGGTAAAAGAAAATGTAGCACGTTTCAAAACGGAACAAGAACTTGAACCATTGAAACAAATCAGCGCAGAGGATCGAGCGAAGCATGGAATCGGAGCGTCATTCCAAACTTATCAAGATGTTGCGGATGCAGGTTTTCGGTTTGCAACGGAAACAGATCGAAAGGATTACCAAGATATCACGGACGTTATGGATTTATTCGATACCGTTCTCGAACCTCTTGTGTTAAAGGTGTTCTCCTCCAGCGACGATCTTGCAAGTCGAATAAAACACGGAGCAGCTATTCGATCAGGTGAAATTGCAGGAACCGATCTTTGGCTTGCAGCGAGACAGTACGAGAGGCAACTTAGCATCATAGGTAAAAAAATGTTATCGATGGTAGAGCGAGGTGGACGTTTCACGGACCAAGATTACGCAAAAATATTAAACTCTTTACCTATGTTGAATTATCTACGACCAGATGGGCGAAAACTGGCCCGTAGTATGTTGGATACAGCACGAACACTTTTAGGTATGAAAATAGAAGGTTTCGATTCTGTATTAGTGAAACCAACAGAGTCAACGCAAACAGTTAAGCAAACCCAAGATAAATTCGAGAAAGATAAAGTATACACAGATGCACAAGGACGCAAAGCGAAATATTTAGGAGAAGGTAAATGGCAACTAATGAAGATAAAATAGTAAGTGATTTCACTCCGGTTGGTGATGTTACAACGGACTTCACTCCAATGGATGACACCAAACTCGAATCAGAAGCAGGCTTCAAACGCAGACGCGCAGAAGCGGCAGACCGACCACACTCCACGGCAACCGGCGCACCCATCCCCACTTCGGAAGAAAAAATCCAAGCGGGGAAGGAGGTTGTAGCTGCAGGTGTTCGCTACGGTCCTCCAATCATAGCAGGCATCGCAAGCGGAGGCAGTCTATCTGCAGCATCAATCGCAATACAGGCAATTGTCAATAGCGGCTCCGAATACGCAGCACGCCGAATAGAGCGCGTCGCAACCGACCCCGAAATGGAAACACACTGGGACGATCTCAAAGCCGGCGGCATCGCCGGACTTCTCGACGCAGGCATAAACGCACTCACTCTCGGCATGGGAAAAGCATTCCACGCAATCGGACGCAAACTATTCATTCCATCTGAGATCCCTACAGAAATCCGAATCGCTCAAGACGTACTCGGAACCGTGGAACCGACCGCTCAAAAAGACCCAACACGGCGTTTTATCAAGTGGCTTCGGTCCCAACCTACCAAACGTCCCTTCTCGCTCACCTACGGTCAATTAAACGCAGAGGAGAAGAACTTTGTCACTTGGCTCGAAGGTGCAGCACGCGCCGGGATAGGATCTCGCGGAGTCATGGCAAAATTCGATACTCGAAATGAGAAAGCGGTTATTGACCTCATCGAGCGATACATCGAAGAACGCGCCACTAAACTAACCGGGCCCGAATTCGGCAGATTCGCCCGCAGAATACTCGGAGATAAAGATATCGTCCCTCGTACTCACAAAGTAACCGGCGAATCACTCGGAGAAATGTTCCTTCCCGTTCAAGCGTACCGAAAATATCTCTATAAACAGTTCGAAGACACCCTCGCAACTTCCGGTATGATCATCGATCTCTCTAACCTACGTCGATATTTCAACGTCGAAGGTCGCGGAATAATGGAGGGACTACCCGATAAAGTATATGGCCGCCTCCGCAGTGTCGGACTCGTACCTCCACTTCAACCAACTTCAACCGCACGCAAGTCAATTACGCGTACAAGCACCACAAAGACAGGCGAAACCGTAGTAAACCAAGCATCAGATCTAACCCGAACCGACCTCCTAACAGGCAAAACTTCACGCACAGCTCAAGCAACCCAGGGAACCCGACTCGTAGACGACGCAGGACAAGTCGAATCAACACGCATCTCCGAAACTCTAACCGGACTCACCGAAGCTGAAGTAGCCGCAGAGTGGAAAAACATCCCCGCTTCCGACGCAAACCAAATCGTGAAAATAATCAACACATTCTGGAAAGACGGAGATAACGCATACTCCGAAGTAGTCAAACATATGTCAGGTATGGCAGACAGCAAACTAAAAGGCGTAATAAACAAATACAAAGACGCAAACGGCAACGCAGTCTTAAAAGAACTCCACGAAACCGCAGACAAATTCTTCGTAAAAGACGTTCACTATATGCGGGATGACGCAATCAAATCATTGCGTAATACATTAACCAAAGAACCGGAGAAAGCACTTGCAATACTCGGAGGCGGCACTGAAACAAAGAGCGCACGCGATATATACAGTAAACTCCTTAAACTAAAGGAAGCACTCTTTTTCTCCTCTGAAACGCCTCGCGTCGGCGCAGCCCTCACTCGTGCCACATCCAAAACTGGCTTCCCCACAGGCTCACGCGCAATCCAAGAAATGTACGATAAAACATTCCTGCAACCTCTCCGCTACGGTATGATAACTGGACACATTGACGATGCAGGCAAACTCACACCAAACCATTTCCTCTCGATGTTAGAGAAGGGTTCCGACACACCGGAATTTTTCCACGAAGTATTCGGAGGGGAAGCACAATTCAAAGCGGTCAAAGATCTCATGACTACGCTCTCAATTCTCCAACAAGCACCCACTGAAAAAAATATCTTCGTTCAGCTTATGCAAGCGGGGCAAATAACGGGCGGTCTTGGCGGGGTAATTGGAACATTCGCTTCCGACGATCCACGAATAGAGGCAACAAGTATTGCAGGCGGCATCGCTATCCTTCTAAGCCCATATGCACTCTCGAAAGCATTCACTAACACAAACACAATTCGCGGCCTCACCAATGGTCTAACCGAAGGCATCCGTTCAAGCAAACTCGCACTCTCTCTTCGAAAAATCGCCGAGATGAAAGCGGTGTCCACATTATACCGAGATGCGCCGACTCGAAACGCCGCAGAATTTTACACTACGATTCCAGGGGGGGAGCAAACAACGCAATAGCAAATTAACAACGTTTATCGTTATGTCGATATGGTCTTGTTAAATTGAATGTGTGTTTCTTCACAACTTCTTCTTGGATATTAATCCCCAATCCAACCGACATATCAAAAACCCTTATAACAATATCTGCTAACTCTTCGGCCAAGTTTTCATTATCCCTATTTCGATATGCTTCTAACGCTTCGGATACTTCAGAATGTATCAAACACAACAATTCAGGAATAGGTCTTTCACCATCCCACCATCCATGATTTTTAGCGTTTTCGTTTATTTCTATTGCAAGACTTTGGAATTCCATTATTTATCTCCTTTGAAAAGAACGATAGCAAACTGACGCGCAAACACATCAACCGCGCAGTCTTTTTTATAAAATCGATTCACAGCTTCACTCGATCCTAATTCACTCACCTTCGCTTGAATGAATGCGATCTGATCCGCATCGAGTTTTGATATATCTATTTTGTGTTTTCTTTTACCCATTTTACTAAAGCTTGATGATGATACGGACAAGCGATTGGAAGTATGTGAAATTTATCTTTAGTTACTACCGTTAATTTACATGGTTCGTCTTCTCCTTGACACGCAGTACAAGTATAATTGTATTTATTCACTTGGTATTGTTCTGTTGTATCCATCTATCCCTCCCAAGGTGGTGTTGTTCCTGCATCCAACGGACCACACGGAACCACCACGAAAGAACCACGATAATCTTCCATAGCAGTTCTTGGAGGCACCCATACAACCTGTTGAACCGGAGTTTTGTTCATAGCGGCTCTTGTTGCAACCTTAACAGCCTCATTGACTATTTCTTGAATCATTCTCGTGTCCATTTATTCACCCCCCTCCATAATTGCAAGGTGTATGATCACACGGTTCGACTTTGGTCAATTCTCCGTTGATAAGCAACGGTTGTTTGGAAAGCAGCCCACACTCCTCGCAAGGCGCGATTCTGTAGTTTATGGGTAACTTGAACTCACGGAACAAGATCTCCCTGCGTTTGCGTTCTGTTTCATGCAAAGGGTACAGGTTGACCGCGTCGCCTTCGACAATTAAGGCTCCGTCACGGTAGCCTTCTTGCAAGTCTGGCTTCTCCGTAAGTGTGCCATTTGTTGAGATGTAAGAAGTAGGCCAAGGGCTTTCCTCAATCTGCAAACCCCAAGGCGGCGTTACACCGTCCTCGTGCAACGTATCACCAACCACCTGTGAACCACCGTCGCGTTTGCACAGCAGATCGAAAGCTTCCACCTTATACATACTATCCGTAACCGCCCAAACCCTCACCCACTTTTTCTCGTAAACAATCTCATCGCGCCCGAAAACGTTCCACCACTTCCTGTGTTTTAGTTTCGGAATATTTTCCTTTGTATAACAACTGTATGTATAAACCACAATTTCACCCCCTCCATAAATAAAATGTCGCTTTCGTCGTAGTCTTCTCTATCTCGATCAGCCGATCCACCAATAAATCATTAATCGCTTTCCGAAACTTCACACTATTCATCCCATGCAGACTTCTAAAATACCTGCTCGCAATTGTATGTGATATCCGCTTTTTCCCTTTAATATACCTTGCGACCGTATTGCTATCCTTGATACTATTCCTCTCACTCCCTATCGCTACCAAATCTTCCCCGAACTTAAACACTTTATCAACCATCCTCTTCGCGTTCACCACATGCTTCTGTTGAATCACCAAAGGACAACAATCCCCCAAGCATAATATCATACTAAACTTCAATATCAAATCATGGTGCCTTTTCCACGTACTATATAACAATTCCTCCCTCGGATTCGGCCTTGTCATGTACCATTTATCCATTTCTGCATCCGCACTATCCGTAATCAACATTCTCCCATGCGTCCTCTGCAACGCCCATAATCTATAACAAAGGTGCTGGAATATCTCTTCGTAGTCATATGGATACTTAATCTTCGGTATCCGCTTTCCAAAATTATACTCCCCGAATACAAAACAAGTCCTCGCAACAAACCCACTATTAAGCAACTCCTTCGTGATAATATCCCTTAAATCTTCTTCATTCGTTCCAGCTAACCAGTTAATAATCGGCTTATCAACCCTTACCTTCCCATGCGTCCTCGTCCCTGTATCAATTGTATAATTACTCGCGGTATACAACTCCGTCATAAGATAGATAAACTCCTCCACCATTTTTCGATTACTCGATACATCATTCTTTAATTCATCCATAATCAACCAAAGACGCGGATTACTGAGTGCACGTTGCCCCCATTCATCCAAATGCGGCTTCCCAAGATGATCGATTAAGTGCGCAGCCGTTACCCTACCCCGAAACCGATTAACACTTATCGCACACTCACTCAACCTAACGAGATGCCCAATCGCCGTACCCTTACCCAATCCACTCGGCCCGACAAGCATAATAAATAGATTCGGATACAATTTCTCGTGCTTAAACTTCTCGAACCAAATTCTATCTTCTACGGTTGCGGAGATGAGCGATACCGCGCACCAAAAGTGATACATTGAAGGTACTTCACTCTCTCCGCAAATATGCCGATACAACTCGAAGAAGTTTGTTGTCTTTTGGAGGATAGACAATCGAGCTACTCAGCAACATCATCATGAACAGTAAGCAACCTAATCACCACCTCACTCTTCTCCTTATCATACATCCTATCGATCCTGTATTCCTCCTTGAAACGCAAAAATTGACTATCGTGTATCCGCAGTTCACGAGAAGGTTGCGCGTGCAGAATCACGAGCATAATCTTATACAAATCATCGTAGAAAGGTTTTATGTCGGCAAGTTGTTGTGTCATAGTCGCGTGCTCAATTCGCATCAATGTGACCGCTTTAGCGAATGCTTGCTGGTCTGGTGATAGTGTGCTTAATAATTTTTTGATTTCATCTTGTGTTTTCATTCTCTACCTCCCCTAATGATCAAACCTCCTATACTGAAACCTCGGACCCTTAAACGCCACCTTCTTCATAATCCCTGAATCCAACCCCAATTGATTACACACACTCAAGAACCCCAACGGCTCCCTCCAATCATCCGCTTTGATCCAATTAATCGCCTCCGCAGTATCCTTCCACGTCCCATCCCCTTGAGCATCCGCAATCCCTCTCGCTAACACTTTCGCAAGCAACTCCTTATCATGTATCGTCAACTCTCTCCTTATCGTCGAAGCTTCTAACATAGCCCACCTCCATTTAATTAAAAGTTAATATCAAACCCCCCTTTTCACCAGTTCATTAAAAAAATCATCCCGATGCGGCAAACTCTTAAACTCCACTCCCTCCTTATCCCCCCAACTTCTCCCCACCGTCACACTCGCAGGCACACACAAATAATTCCCACTCCCTCTCGGTATCTCCCGATACTGCTCAAAACACTTCACGATGAAATCGGCATATTCATACGTATCTTGCACAGGCAAACTCGCAATAATCTCATCATGAACCTGCGCATTCAGCGGCTTCCCGTACCTCCCCATCATGTAATGACTCCCAGGAATAAACCCATATTGATTTGTCCAATCCGCACACTCAGCTTGCATATAGTACGAATACGCTTCCCGATATAGGTCGTCGTCGATCCGCAACCCACGTAGATCCAACCTCCTCCCCCAAGAAGTCTCAAGCACACCTACATTCCTTAACACACTCTCAACCCACGGGAAGTAGATATCTCTAACCTCCCACATCGCATCAAGATAAGAATCAAGTAACCGATCACACTGTCTCGGATGAATGAATAACCCCCCCTTCGTGTCCTTTGAAACATTCTCACTTAACTTCGCACCCCTTAACCCCCGCTGCGCACCATGCGTTGTCCGCTTCCCCAAATACCTCTCATCCTTAGTAATCTCCGCGTGCGCTTTCTTAAATATCATAGCCGCATTATCCACGTGTGCATCATATACATCCGGCTTCCGATTCGCTAACTCTACCATGCGCTCAGTCCCGCAATACATCTTGCACACACGATCTTCTATCTGCGAAAGATCCACTCGCACAAACACACACCCTTCATCGGGTAGGAATGTTTCCCGGATACTCTTCACCTTTCTTCCCCCAAATATCGATTAACCCACTTAATCAACATCCCCGCATTCCCGTGATAAGTCTTCTTATCCCACATCCACTTATTAGTGCTCGGCCAAAAGTCAATCACATTCCCAAGCAACTTCACCTTCAAATGATACCCAAGGTTAAACACCTCATACTCGATCCCTAACCCATTAAGAGTATTCATATTCTCTTTTAGACACTTATCTTTGTATCTGTGGTGTGATTTCTTCAACGCTTGAAATACCTCTTTTGAATCGCCCATTTTATTCACCTATCATCCCCTTCCTCGAAACTTATAACATCAAAAGCCCCATTGCCAAGCCCCCTCCTACCGCCAATACAGCTTAATAATCCTGCATTCTCCAAAGCCTCTTTAATGAAAGAAGGTTCAAACACTTCACTGAAAACAACATCGAAAGTCAATTCCCATTCATCAACTCTCGCAATATAACTCCAAATCCCCGCTTCATGTATGAACCACTCTTCGAGAATAATGTCTTCTATCGCCATCTCCGGTTGAATGTAAATTTCCTGTGGTTGTATCTGCAATAGATTAGTTGAAAACAATTTAACCGTCCTCGCAGCGGATCGTTCCGTTTTCATCTTTGCTGTTCTCGCTGCTTCCATCATTGCTCTTTTAATTTGCCTATTCGGAATAAGCAAACCCCCGTTATTGTAAACTTTCCTCAAAGCCGATGCTTTCTTTTGTTCTTCGGTTTTCGGTACTTTTTCCTCTTTGGTTGGTTTCGTATAATAATAAGGTGCGTTTCCTTTAATCGTGCATTTGTAATATTTCATGGTTCTCCTCCTTTGTTTTTAATTTAACTTAATTCAACGGAACACAAATCAAACTAATGGAAATCAACTCAACCCAAAGCAACTTAAATTAAAAAGATCCTTTTTTGTTTAATAAATTTAAAGTAATAGAGTTTAACAAAACGCAAACGAACGCAACACAAAATAGCTGAATCGGACTGAACTTAACACAACGCAATAAAAACCAATTTATGGTAACTTCGGTTGTTCCACCATTCCCTTTAACTCCTCTCGATCCTTCGCTATTGATCTCGCAATACTAAACCCAAGATGAGCAAACACTCCTTTCGTTGCCATGAACCTTTGATACTGCGTTACAGCAACGGATGAAAGCTTCACTTTCTCCGGCTTTACTTTTTTCCCTTTTAAATAATCCCCCATAATTTCCGCAGCCATTTCTGCGTTCGATTTTAATTGTTTTTCGTATTTCATTTTTGATCCTCCTTTCATTTAATGGTTTAATTTAATGCAAGTTAACGCAAATTAACGTAACTAAAATGAATTCACCTCTTTAAATTTTGTAAATTATACCCCTTCCGCATAGGATTCTTCGCTGATGAAAGTCGGCCCGCCCTCGTATTCATCTTATAGCTACACCTTATTCTTCCATCCTTATCCCAACTCCCCCTGAGATAATCCAACTCCTTCTTCTTCTCCCTGTAACTTAGCAACAACCCCCCAGGCTCAACCGCTTTCGGGCTCTTCGCCATCAATTTTCTCAACGCAGCCTCATTCAAGCTGATCGTTCGCTTCTTCCCGCTAACCCCCTTCCGCATCTCGAATTGCTTCGGCAACCCCAACGTTCCATAAAAGAACTCCAATAATTTATCCTTGCTGAAATCCTTCTTTGTCTTACTCACTTTATACCGTATCTTCCCCGCATTCTTCCCACTCATCATATAAGTCAAACCGTTTTCTTTAAATAACTCACGAGCCTCACGAGAGATGTATTTCGCTTTCGGTATTTCTACCGGAGGTGGCGCACCTTTTAATAACTCGAACCATTCCCCTTCTGTAGGCTCCCTCAACGCAGTCTTCTCCTCCACAGCAAACAATTCCTCCCCCGCTAACTCATTCAACTTCCCATGCAACCCCTTCAATTCCCCCTTCAACTGCTTCGCAATCTTCTTCTGTTCTCCTACATCAACCCGAATCCCATGCCTCATCGTCCAAATCAATGGCCCAAACATCGCTTGATAATGCCGAAAGTAAAAATCCTTCATCCCCTCTCGTACTAATTCGACATCCAACTTATCAACCAACTCCCTCGTATAACAACAATCAAGCCCATTATATACATACAAGGAGTCCAAATCCTTCGCATACTTAATAATCTCCTCCGCTTCTTTTGCTTCATCTTTCCAATAACAATAGAAATCCGCATATATACTCGCAAGAAAATCCAACGAATGAGATTCCGCAGGATCAATCGCATGATGCATACTCTGCACATCCCACAGATAGTTCCTAATCCCAATCCCATACGCATTCAGCCAATACGCATCATAACTCCCATTACACAATACTTTCTGACACGCACTTTGACAAAGCGCATTAATCCACCCCAAATTCCCCCTATCCTTCTCGGTACAAGGAATAGTAATACTCAAGGTCGGACTCACCGCAAACCCCACACAACTCAAAGTATTCCTCCACGTTTCTATATCTATGCTCATTTGCGCATTCTCATTATGCACTTCCGCTTGAGAGTAAAATCGCAGTATATCATCTTCACTTGGATTAATAATATGCTCTCGCGCAGGCTCCCTTACCTCCCGAAACTTACTCTCCCTCGCAATTCTCCCCCAATCCGCAATACTTCGCTTCCCCCACTTCGGCATTTGCAACACACCAGCAGGATGAATCGTCGGAATCACTTTCACGATACGCCCATTCAAATCTCGATACTTATATATCGATCCGCGCAACTGAGTAATCCCCGCTTTCTTCTCCGCTTCACTCGCACTCTCCGTAAATTGCCCAAACGCATTCCGAATCTGCGCCTTTACCTTTCCCTTTCCAGTGAGAGCGAAGGTGGCATAATTCCCACACGGCACAATCACATGCGGATCTTTTAACTGCGCAATCCTCGCGTGAATCCCCTCAATCGCCTTAATTATCTTCTCCGCAGGCACACTACCTATCTCACGTGTAGGCGGCCTATAAGAAAAAAGGTTCATCAACCGCATCTCAGTACGCTTAATCCCCAACGGACTCCACCACATCTTTAGCAAATTCCCACTCTGCCCCGCAAACGGCCTCCCCGCTTCTACTTCGTTGATCCACGCGCTCTCACCGAGAAGTACAATCTTCGCATCCTTCGGCCCTTCGCTTGGAACGTGTGTATATACACCTTTCATTGATTCACCATAAAAAAAGCCCAAGCAAATGTTTGAGGACAAAACGAACGAAAAGACATATCGTTAACGGCCTGCGGAAAACAAGAAAATTCTTCAATGTCATTCTGCGCGCTTTTGTGTAAAAAAGCTATCGATGGTTTTGGTCGCTTTGGTCTTATATAAAGTTTTGAGTTTTTCGGTACATCTTCCCATTTTGTGTATACTTTTTTCGGCTTGTTAAAGATACCCCATAAACCAGTTTTCTTTGTCCAGGGGCTACCAAATTCCCAAGGTTCGTATGTCATTTGAGGCGCGCCAATAACTTTCTTTAATCGCCCGGAAGCAGGGTTTTCAATTACCCAAAATTTAGGGGAACAGGCAACAATAATACGAAGACATTCACGAACAAGAAATAAGCCTTCTTCATAGTTACAGAATTTATCAAAACCTTGAGCAACGCTAAATTCAGTGCAGACAGGATTTGCAATAATCCCATACACATTAACATTATCAAGGGGGCTATAATTTTCGACACCCATATCACTACCAATCAAACGAACATCATACCCCATGTCTTTATAAGGTTTTGAGTCCGTTCCAACGTCAGCACATAAATGCAGAATTATTTTTGCATTCTTCGGCCCCTCACTCGGCACGTGTGTATAAACCCCCCGCGTCATCTGATAACCTTCCTACAATGAACATGCATGTGATCCTTCTCCACGACCACTACGTAGTCTCTCGTCGGCTCCATAACGAATAATTTCTTCTGCAATTGATCCCCCGCATCCCTCACATCCCTCAATGACCTGAAATACCTCGTGCGCAAATCAACCGCAAGCCCGTAATAATGATAACTCCCCACGCTATGTTCCCCATCAAGCCCGCTCGTTACCACAAGATCAAACCCATACCCCTTCCATATCCCACCCGCAGCAATCAACACCGACCTCATCTCAAGCTGCAACCCCACAATACTCACTCCTTTTTTAATCTTCAATCTCCCCATCTTCTCTCTCCTTTCCCAACCATCCTCGAATCTCCCTCACCCTCTCCTCAAACACCTCACAATAACACTCCTCAACCATACACACAGCAATATTCTGCGAAGGTCCGATTGTTGTAGGTTGTCGGTGGCAACGAATATAAAAAGATGGTTTTTTCATGTTCTCCAGTCAAAATAACGGTTAGTTATAAGCAATGCGTATCGATTTACCACATTCAAGACACTTACACGAAACCGCAGCTTCCGGCGTTTTTCTAAAGCTGCATTGGCAATAATCCGCTTCAACGGCGGGTTGAAGATGGCCCTCTATTATTTTTATAACAGCTTGTTTGCTCCAACCAGGACCGTATGACCCATCACTCATTAACACTAGTCTCGATGCCTTAGTACCAAAACCGCTCGTAAATAAATCTTCTGCTATTTTATCTGCTATTTCCATAAGAGACCTCCAACATTAAGCTCACGAGCACCTTGCCTATCTCGCGTAACAACCAGTTTATTACCAACAAAAAAGGAGGCAACCCGAAGATCACCCCCCATTCAGCCATAACTACTGCACCTGCGCAACAGGCACGAAATCGTCACTTACCGCCGGAGTTGAGGTATCCGTATTATCCTCCGGTGGTACATCAACCGGCTCCTCCTTCCCCTTCACACACCAACACCTCAACCCTTTTTCCTCCGGCCTATAAAGAACCAAAAACTCAGCCCCGGTACTCTCCTTCACCCGCCTCGCAGCACTGGCAAGATTCGCTTTCATCTTCTTCGCATCCTTCGACGCACACGCAACCAAAAAACTCTGCCCCTGTATCAATTGCTCAAACGGATATTTCCCGCGCCCCCTCGAAACATCAGGGACAGGAATATCATCCACAATTGAGAACTCCACCACACTCACCACACTATCCTTTGTCTTTTTCTGTGTCATCTTTTTTCTCCTTTTTTATAAAGTCTTGAAGTCTTCCAATAGCTCCCTTTGGACCTAATTGATTACAAGGGCACTGGTAAGAACAAGCATATCCCCCGGAATCAAATTTACGCTCAAGCTCCGGTATAACAACCTTACAAAATTGTTCTGCTATTTCTTCCAGAGTATAACCCTTGTCATTTCCAAAAGTATCAGAATAGATATTTCCAGCACAATGTTTACAAGTGTCAACTTCTAACATAACTGATGCTAATCTTAATCTTTTGTCCTTATTCATTTTCGTTTCTCCTTCTTTGCTCTGTTTTCGTTTGTGGTTCACAGATAAAAAATCCTTCATCGCCAAAACTTGCTGGTACAAAATGGCCTTGTTCGATTCTCTCGTGACAATTAGGACATTCAATAATAGGTTGAATCACACGTTTCTTCTTCAGCTTCTTCTTTTGTCTTTTCATGTTTATACAGTCCTACTCGTTTCAACAAGTTCAACCCCCGGCACCTTCTTCTTCCCTCCTTCTTTAATGAGCGACAAAAGCGCACTTTCATTCACAGTCACCAAACTCTCCACATGCTCCGCTAACCACTGATTCCGCTCCGCTTTACTCACACACGCTTTCAAAAACGCTACCAAATCGACTATCTTCACCTCCTTCCCTATACGTGTATGCACCTTCGCACCCTTTGCACTACTCACTACATTATTCGGCGGCAACACGTCCGCCCCAATCACGATCTCCCTCACACCATCTGAAGTCTCAACCGTAACAGGCTCCCCTATCTCCGCAGCCTTTTCCCTTTGCTGCTTCGCTAACGCTTTCGCTGCGTCGAAATCCACACGCTTCTTCGCGTCGATAATCTTCCCAAGGTGATCTTTCGTCGATTCAATCCCATCCCGAATCGGCTTAAAAAACCCATTAATCAACTTAGCAACGGAAGTCGGAAAATCAACATACTCATGCCTAATCTTCTCAACATCCTTAACCAACTCCTTCGTTGAATTAAAGGCATCAATCGCTTGATCGTATTGTTGCTGAGTTTCAATTCGCGCAAACTGCTTCAACTGTTTAAGCACCGACGCACTCTGTATCAAATTAAGCAACCTCGTATCACTCGCAGCCTTCGCAAGCTCAAGATTCGCTTCCATTTCCTTGTTCGTTACAATAGGTGCGGATGTGGTCGATCCCTGACCCACAGGCACAAAATCTTCATTCATTGGTTTCTCCTTCCTTTCGTTCACTGTGTCCCTCGCTAACTTATCAATTACTTTAAGATCCTTTTCGGTCATCTTTCTGTGTGGTTTATCATCCCAAAAATGCTCACTATTATCCGACCTGAACCGAAACTCCTCATCCGCAGCAGACGCTATCACATCATCATCACAATTCTCCGCAAGCCACCGTAAATACCCACTCGGAATATCCTCAATCTCGTAATGCTTAAAAGCTCCCCATGTCATTTGCATGACTCACCCCATACTTAAATGCTGGTTGTCGAGAGGCAGGATTCGAACCTGCAACCTTTTCAAGTAGGACAAAGCGTTACGGAACTACGAGTTGAGATGTACTCCGTTTTTTTCGTTCCATCCTGTGTCTACCAATGGCAAGCACCATCCCCGGATTTTGAGTCCGTGACTCGCACCGCTTCTCTGCTTTAGCTTGCCAATTCCACCACTCCCGACACATGAAAATCATGGAGTCTTTTGTGTTTACCCATTCGATGCGCATCTAAATGGACACACGGTCATTTCAACTCCTGGCCGGTTTGGGTTGTGCGTTCTACATCTGTGCCGCGTGCGCTTGAATATGCGCCCCAAACTCAGCCACAGGCACATTGGCATTACAAATCGTACACGTTGCCGTTTCTCCTGCAACCGCAGCGGGCGCAGCAGCGGGTGGAATCGCAGGTGCAGCAGCCCGGGCCGGGGCAATCGGCGGAGCAACAGGAGGTTGTT